TATGCGGCTATAGGAGGAAGATTAAAGCCTACGTTAGTTGGAAGATTGAAGCCCAGTAAAGCAGCTCCATCCCTAACCCATTGAGGAATTTCAATTTTTATATTATTTATAGCAGCTAAAATTCCTGTATTGATTCCAGTAATTAGGTTATTTATGAACCCTTCCCAGACATCAAGAACAAAGTTTACAATTCCCTTAAATATGTTCCCTAGATTGGGGCCGATATTGGAGAAGAATCCAATGATTTGGTCCCAGCCCTTACCGATATTTTCTACGGTCTTGTTCCAGGCGTCACCAATAAACTTCGAGAAGTCTTCCCATATTTGCTTACCCAGCTCAGTTTGAGTAAAGAAAAAAGTAAGAGCGGTGGTAATTAGTCCTATTGCTATACCAAGCGGACCGGTTAAAAACATTCCAATACGCCCCACTAGACCTAGGAACTGCCCTCCGCTAAGAATGAGCCTAAGGAAAAAGCTTTGAAGATTTCCTATAAATCCTATGAGCCCACCAAAATTTCTTAGAGCCTGTATAAGAATGCCTATGATAACCTTTCCAAATAGACGGAAGCTTCCAATTAGGAATGTAATAGCAGAAACTGCTGCAAAAATTCTTCCAATAAAGTCTAGGAATCCAATTACTACTTCATTTTGAAGAATATCTCTTATGAACGTAAATGCGTCTCTAAGAATTCCTAGGAAGATGTCGGCAGCGCCGCTGTCCGTGAGCGCCGCAATTATGTCTCCAAGTGCAACCCCCAGTTCTGCCAAGGTCGGGGCAGAGTCAGCAAGCTCGTTTAGGAAGTTTTGGAAAGTTTCTATGTTTTCCGGAGCTGCAAGAGTCTCGAATGCTTTTCCAATATTTTCGTTAGTTCCAAGGTCTAGGAAGGCTTTTAAGATTCCACCAAGAAGCGACAAAACGGGCTTGGCGTTTTCTACAGCACTCTTGAAAAAGTCTTGTAGTGGGGAAGTGCCGCCCTCGGCGCTGTCCCCCAGCGAAGCTAGATTTGCCGTGGCATCTCTGAAGAATTTGAGCAGTTCTCCACCAGGACTGTCTTCTCCAACGTTAGCACCAATGATGTCGCCGAAAAAGTTGAAAATATTTCCAATTATTTGACCAAATAGGTCGGCGCTTTCCATTGCCTTGGTAAAGAACTCTTGTAGAGAACCGTCGCCTTTGGCAGTGTCAATAAAGGTTTTAAAGCTTGCAACTGAGTCACTAAGGAACCCAATGAAGCCGTCTGTTAGGGGCTCTGCCTCTACTAAAAGGTCTACTACAACTCCAAAAAGCTCTCCGGCAATTCGACCAAACTCTTCAATGTTTGGTCCGGCTAGCTCGAGAAATTCCAAGACCTTGGCAGGACCGCCGCCTCGAGTAAATCCAGCAACAAAGTTATCAATAGCAGTGCCAAGACTGTTGCCAAACGACTCTAAAGCTGGCTCTAGTCTATTCCCGAATGCCTTTTGAAGAGTTGTAATTCCTCTCTCGAGGCCAGGCAAGAAGCCTCTAGCAACAGCGTCTCTAAGCTCATCAATTGTGCCTTTTAAACTGACAAGGAATTTTGCAAACTCTTTTTGAGCAGGAGTTAGGTTAGCGTACGGGTCATTTACTCCTGCATTAGCGCCTTTTTCTAGCTCTTCAGCAACGTCTTGGTTTCTATCCTTGGCTCTTCTATAGGCCAGCTCTGCTTGCTTTGCTGCAAGCTCTGCTTCTCGACGCTCTCTAGAGTTGATTGGTAGATCTTGAGCCCTAAGAAGTGCTTCTCTAGCTTTTTCTAGATTTATAGCTGCTTCTTCTTGGGAAAGAGCTGCTTCTTCTGCCTCAAACTTGAGTTGTTGAAGTTCTTCTCTAGCCTGCCTAACGCTACGCGAATAAGTACTATTTACATCCGTGGCAGCAGAAACTGCTTGACTTACTCCATTTAGAGCAAAGCCAGCTAAAGCAAAACCAACACGTAACTGTATTGCGGCACTAACAACGCCAAGTAGGCTTGCTGCCGCACCTCCAGCAGCACCAACCAATGCTCCTAGAGCTCCAATTAGAGCCGAGATGCCACCAATAATTCCAGCAATAGCTGGACCTAGGGTAAAACTTGTTCTAACAAGACGCCTAAAACCTAGACGCGCTGCTTCAGCATCTGGAACTATGGCTTCTAGTTGATTAGCTAGATTACTAAATACGTTAGAGCCACTTCTGTTAAAGCCCTTTAGAAAAGCATCTCCAAGAGATTGACCAGCGCGGCTTGCAATTCGGTCGGTGTTCCCGCTTAGGCCACTAAACCCTCGGCGAATGTCATTGGCAACTCCAGTGGTTATAGCGCGAACAATAATATGCGCTTCGCCGACAACTGCCAATTAATTCACCTCCTAATTTAATGGTGCATCAAGATCTGGACCAAATGGATTCACTGACTCTGGATTGAAGTCTGTTGGAGGAATGTAAGGTTTACTTTCTCCAACTGCTCCTAGCCCGTCATCATCGAACCCGTAGTCTGCTGAAGAGCCTTTTGGCATGTAAGCTCTGCTAGACCTAGATCCAGACATGCCGTACTTGTATATTTGGTTGTACATCAAGTACAGCTGGTTCCTAAGCTTGCTTATCGACTCTGCCTGTTCAGCGGAGGCGTATTTCGAGTCCTCTTCAAAATAAAAATGAATAACATCAGTCATGTCTGATGCCTCCATTTCTGGCAATCTTAAGTTGTTTGTTAATGCTTTACCATTAACGTATGGCCAGAGGTCTATTGCCCAGCTAATTAAACCTCTGGCTGCTGATTTGGGCGTCCAGTGTACTCCTCAATCAGCCATGCTACGATTTCTGACAAAGTCTCCATCGTAACAATTCTTTCCTTGTCCAATGTCAAAGCGTTGAATCTATCCAAGCTTTCATCGGTCAAAACTCTTTCAAAAAAGTCTGTAACAACGTTAGCTGCGACTACAGGGTCATCCGACTGGGATCTGCTAACCATGTCAAGAAGAACTTTTCCTTGAATTTCCGAAACGCACTGAAACTCCTCATCGTGGAGCTTGAACTTAATTGCAGCTTTTTCGGACTTATTTCCAGAACCAAAGTCTTTAAAACGATCAGTCATTTATATTTACTCTTTCTATCATTATTTGGTCATTTGACATCTATATTTTACCCCACAAATTAAACCTTCATCATGAAAAATCTAAGCTGATTAGACAAGTATCTATTTGGCTTTGTTCCAGGATGTTTGACCATCCTTGTGTATATAACTCTTCTTCCAGAAGTAAATCTAAGAGCTTTAGCTTTTGTCGGTGTAATTATGTGTGGTCTAGTTCCCTCGTGGTGGATATAGGCATAGTTTTTATTGGAACCTATCCAGAGATACTGCCCATTAGCATTTGCTAGGTGTTTCATATGTATAGACCGTCTTAAAGCGCCGGTTTTAACTCCAACTTGCCTTTTTGCGGCTGCTACTGCTTTACTTCCCTGTTTTTCCAGGTACTTCCATAGACCACCGGCTGGAGTTTGAAGTTCAGCCCTAAGAGCGTTTTGATATATCTCTACATTAGATACTGCAAAAGAAAATACAACCCCGCGAGAGCCGCCTCTAGAAGATCTTATTCCCCTAAATGACCTAGAGTATTTTAAAGCATAGTATCCGGCAATTGAATCCGGAAGGCCATACATTTTATGGAACCGCCATTGTTATTTGCATGTTGACACTTTGGAAGCCGCCTTCTGGAGGTGTTACATCAACTGTTGCAATAACTCCAGGACCAAATCCGGTTTCGTCCCACATGTCAAAAAGTCTTACAGACTCCATTAAAACCCATGCGTCAATAGCCGAGCTCTCGGATGCTGCTTGAATTTTTTCGGGGCTAGGAGGCCTACCGTTTTGACCAACGGTAGGTACCTCTCTAGCGATAGAGATTGATAGAACTGCACTTCTAGGGACATTACATCTCTGAGGAGTAGAGGCTTCATCTCCAGGAGCTCCAAGGTACATCTGTACGAAGGAAACTACCAATTGCTCGCAATCAATGGCGGGTTGACCCATTGTCCAGTAACGGCGAGCAGGTAAGTTAACGTTGTAGGATTGAAAAACAGACTCCAACCTATACAAGACGCCATCAAGCATGTCACGGAGATTTGTTGCATCTTCCGTAACTCCAGATAGATCAATATAAGTGGAGACCATTTAATTACTCTGCTTTCGGCTCAGCCATTGGTGCTGGCTCTGCAACAGCTACTGGCTCAGCTACAGGAGCTGGCTCAGCAACAACTACAGGCTCGGCAACAACTACAGGCTCAGGAGCAGGAGTTGATGCAGGAGCAGCGACCTTTGGTGCAGGCTTTACAACAGGCTTAGACTTTACTCCGCCAGGCATGTCAGCGGCTGTAAAGTTAGTCATAATGTTGGCCATTTTTCCTTCTTTCTACTATGAGTACATCACTACTTGGAGATTTCCAGCAGCAATATAAGTTAGTGACCCATCGCTATCGTCTACAGCCCATAGGGTCCATGTTCCTGGATCTACTAATCCTAACGCAGACATTGCCCTCTCATAAGGAACGTCGAAACTCAGGGTTTCGTTGACACTGTCTAGTGTTATATAGCTAGAGTCCAAGTTTACTGAAGTGGTTCCACTGTAGTTGTAGAGTGTAACTAGTGGTGTATATCCGCTTGCAGGGAAGAAGTTGCTAAGGTCAGCATCAGTGCCAGCCGAGCTCCAGGTAGATGTTGCAGTTTTCACAACAGTAATATCGTAATCTGCGTCAGCAGCCAGTACTGGCGATTTCGGAGTGTAGCGACGTGCCCTTGGGGTATCTACAGAGAACACCTTAGACTTGCGGCGAGCATTGTCTGGGTTAACTGTCTTTAAGAACAGATCAATCTCGTAAAGACCCGTGCGGAGCTCGTCAATGAACTCTTGGTTGTCAAGAATTGTGTAAGAGACGCCTTGGCGAGAAACTGAAGTTACACGCTGAGGAAGCTCGCACATCTCATCGCCTGACCACAGACGAGCAAACTCAATTGCTAGCTTTCTAGCTGCCATTTTTCCTGCTACAGGCACAGGGATGCCATAAGAATAAGTAATTTCTACGTTACATGGAGTCCAAGGAGTTCCAACACGCACATGAATTGTTGAGTGATCTACTAGATAGTAGCTGGATGGGTCTAGTACGGTTCCAGTTTTGTTTCTTATAGCGTGGATTTTTGTGACTGGTCGTCCGCGGAGTCTAATTCTTGCGTCGGGGGAAAGACCGTCAGCAACCAGCTCAGAATATTCGTCATAGTCTCCGGACGGAATGTTATATACATCACCACCGAATAGTACAGGGCTATTGGTGCGATCAGAAGGACCCATCCGATTGTTTCGGAGAGTACAGGTATAACGCTCGGTGACAGTTGTGACTCCTGTGTATTTACGGCCAGACATAGCCCAAAGCAAGTTAGAGGCTACCTGTACGGCTTCTTCAGAATACTCCGTGTACGAGTAATCTCCAAGCTCATCGGCTTGAATCCACAAATTAGAGTTAGTCATTTTGCCTCTCTATAATTTTAACGGGTGGCAGCTCAAGCGAATTTGCTCAAGCGGCCACCCGTAAAACTGCCTACAGCTTAGCTAGCTGTTGGGTTCTCGTTTGCCTGAATGATAAAGTCAATATCGTTGTCGGCATTGTAGTTTACGTTTCCTGGAACATTGTAAGCCGTGTCGGGGCTAGTTACGCTCAGGTTGGTAACTGGAATTGGGCTTGGGTAGGTCTCAGTTACAGAGTTAGCTACCGTCACACGAGCCGAAGACCCGACGTTAAACGAAGTAATATCGGCGGTGACAGCCGAGTTAGTGTAGCTAATGGTGTTTGTAGTAACCGAAGCAACCGTCCATGTACCATCAAACAAAGTACCGATATTCTGTACATAAACCGTGTCGCTTGTAGCGATGTTGTGGGCAGCGCTGAAGGTAAGAGTTGCACGAGTGTTAGCAAGAGTAGCAGTTGCGCTGTTAACGGTAACAGTTGAGCGGCTCGACAGAGGAGCAGTTGGCGAGGTAAAGATTACCTGGTCAGTGCTGTTGTCGGTCCAAGTGTAGAATCCGTTGAGTCCGGATGGAGCCCAGCTTGCACGTGCATAAGAATATGGACGCTCTGCAGCAACTGGGAACTCCCAGCGGCCATCGATACCTGACTGGAAGTTAGGGTTTCCTAGACCATAGCCTTCGAAGGTGTTAGCAAGTAGACCGTTTTCAATAACGCGGTCACCGGACTGACGCATCTTTACAAATGGGAAGATCCAGTGGAAGTAAGGAAGAACCGCAGACTTCTTACCATTCTTAACTGCGTGTGACCATACTTCAATGGCAACACCGTTACCAGCAGGGTCATCGCCAACTCCAGGAGCAGCCCAACCGATTGACTTGTTGTTTGGGTCGGATGAGGTTCCTAGGTTCTTGCGAAGAAGAAGACCACCGGAGAGCAGCTGAGATAGCTCTGGGTCTGGCTCACAAATAGCAAGCTCCATGGTGATTCTCTTTAGTGTGTCGGGAGCCTTGTAAGTGACGCAAACGACACCATTAGCGCCCTTCTCTGTGATTTCGTCGCCCTCTTCGTATTCAGGGGTGAACGAAAGTCGCATGAAGGCGGAAGTGGTGTAGCTGTCAGCGCTTCCCGTTAGTAGATTTCCAGCAGCATCTAGGCGGGTGACACGGATCGACACACCCTGAATGCTGGCTGCATATTCTTGAGTAGCCATCTAGCTATTCTCCTTATGTTTGTTAGGCTGTCAGGTCTACCCGGACAGCGAGGTGGATGGATGTGTCAAAGTAAACCGC